TCCATGTGAAAACTCATCATGCAATGGCGCACCAGGTTCGTTGGTTGCAGAGTTTATACTTCTGCGATAATTCTTTAAACATTCAACAAGTCTTTGTGCTGACTTATCAAAGTATATACGGTGGAAGTTCATACGTGCTAACTTAATACCAGACTCTATATCTGCTTTAGGCACGATACGTATATCCCATCCTAACTTCTTCATAATCTCTTCTGCTGATATACCATGCTTAAAGTCTTTAGACTGTCCGTCATGTGGTAAGAACATTGTACCCCAGTTATAGGATAAGTTCTTTAGTTGTGCAGAGTAGCTATCTAATGTTCTGTGGTCATCTTCTATATAACCAATGACTCTTAAGTCTGATATACCCTTTTGACACAGGATAACTGACATACTGTCGTTCCATCCTAAGTCCATTACTACATGAACTTTCATCATAGGGTCATAAGGCACAGTTGTTATACGGTTACCTTCTTGTGCTTCACGTATCTCGTTAGAGTATATAGCACCATCTACAGCAGCCTTACAATCACCTTCCCAGATGTTGTCATAGTCAGGGTTGGTCTTCTCGCTATGTTGACGTTCTATCTCTAGTACTTCAGGAAACCAAGGATTGTCAGTCCAATTAACCTTAACAACCTTAGCGTTCTCTGGTGGATTAACCACGAATCTATTGTATGTATCGTCTGTATCTATATTAGGGTTGAATGATACCCATATCTCTGAATTAGGTTTACGTATTGTAGGTATTAATATGTCCCATGATTTCTTACTAACTGTCTGAGCTTCTTCTACCCAAACAATATCACAACCTTCAAAAGACTTAATAGACTCAACAGTATTAGTAGCAAGACCAGTAAAACTAAAACTTGAACCACTACGACTACGAATTTCTGACTCCAAGACCTCGTACAATGGACCAAGCCCAAGTGCCTGTATTTGGTCGTTAAGTAAAGTGTGAACAGATTGTTTAATAGACCTTTGAATTTCTCTAGCACACAGTATCCTTAATGGCTTATTGCTTGCCTGTAATAGTAATGCCCTAGCCATAGACCATGACTTGCCACTTCCACGACCACCATAAGCTACTTTGTATCTATGTGGGTCAAATAAGAATTGTAGCTTCTTAGGAAAGTCAGCTAAGGGTTCAGTCTGGCTTGGTATCGGGTTCAACAAACCTTAATCCTATGCTTAAAGGTAAATCTGAGCCATCTAATCCAGTCAACTCTGTAGTTGCTACTGCTTTACCATCTAATCTATCGCCTAGTTCTTTTATAGCTGATACATCACCTGAGGCTGCTTTGTCTAATAAAGCCTCTGCAATCATACGTAAGCGTTCTGCATCTGATTGTATAACAGCACGTCTAAGTGTTTCCGCCCATAACCTATTGTTTTTACTAGAATGTGTATTGCCTCGGTTCACTTCTGAGCTACGTTCTGCTGCTAGTCTTTTTCGTTCTTCGTTATCCATTGTTTTGCAACTCCCTTAGGTTGGTTGCCCTCTGTTATAGTTCTGAGTCTTTGTTGTTACCCTTAAGTGGGTATATCATTCTTTGGTATGTGTCCCACCATTCTTGACTATAGTCTGTATTCTGATAGTCTTTAAAACATGGTGTGCCTAATGTGTGGTGTATCAATTTAGCATCTGGGTTGTATTCGTATTCTGTCTCTAGCCAGTTCCATGTATCGTCTAGCTTGCCTACTTGGTCTTCATGTTTTAACCATTCAAACCTGTGTAGGTATTTACCTGACTTATCCATAACAAACTGTGGTGTCAGTTGTTTGTTTAAATGATGCCCGCAATTCCATAACATAACGCTTGACCAGTTCTTTTTAGGATAGTCTTCGTTCTTTGCACCCAAGTATTTAACAGGATGCTTTGTTTGGTAATAATGCTTTACGACTTTTAGAGCTTCGTCTTGGTCATGTTCCCATAGTATTTCTGCTATATCTGTTCGGCATATCATATCGCCATCTACAAATAGTGCCATGCCTTTAAAGTCACATAGATATGGAACTAAAAAGCGTGAATAGATAAATGCGTTACTACCGTCTGTGTGTGTTTCTTTGTATTCTGATAATGTGTTTAGTGCTAATGGTGTAAAACTAACAGGTATTGATGACTTCTCAATGACTGACTGACAGAACGTGTGATACGCTACCGGCTCTACCTTACCATCAAATCCTACAAATATTTTAAGCATTGCTTATTATACTACCACTTTACTTTGTTTGCCCAGTAAGCGGCACTCATTTTACCTTTTGCTATATTATCTGCATGTCTTGCTTTAAAAGACTTTGCTCTATCTGTATTTTTTTTATCACCACTTACACCTTGTTGACCAAAGCGTATTAGTTTCTCTGTGTCACCGTCTTTAGCCAATACTGCATGTGACTTAGTAGGATGACTTGGTGTTCTCTTAGGTTTGTTATACCCTGAGAATGTTTCTTTACCCTTCTTAATCATTTCTTTTTCTTAGCTGTCTTTGCTGATTGTTTAAATGCCATAGCAGTAGGTGCACCTTTACTTCCTACCTTACGCATCTTCTCACCAGAGCCTGCTTTAATTCTTGCTTTTTTTGCTGCAATGTTTGCGTATAAACCTGGTTTCATGTTATTTCTTTCCGTAAAGATGTTTAGACATAATAAGAGTTTGTTTTTCTTTAGTAGTCATAGGCTTTGTTACTGGACCACCTATTAACCATGCAGAGCAAGTTCTGTCTGCAGCACACTTGAACTCAAACAGTTCACAATAACCTAGACTAGCACCATCTACTACTTCGTTAGCGTATGTTTCGTTATCTGACTCTTCGCCTTGTATGCCATTAACTATGCAGTCCATCATTTCAGGAGTTTGGATAAATGCAGAGCAATTACCACAACGCATAGTCTTGGCAGTTTCTACTGGAGTTTGCCATTCATCTGCCCTGGCATTCCAAAATTCTTTGTTTGGTTCATCTGGATTAGCTGGACCATAACCTACATTCTTAAACGCCCAGTCTCTATTCTTAAGATTAAGTTTTATGTCGTGCGTTACGACTGGACATTCTTTAGCCATTATTTTTTCTTCTTAGCCATGCCTGCAGATGAAAGGGCTATCGCAATCGCTTGTTTTGGGTTCTTAACAATAGGACCTTTTTTAGAACCAGTATTTAATGTACCAGCTTTATATTCCTTCATTACTTTGCCCACTTTTGCCATCTTGCCTTTTTTCGTTGTTGGTTTCTTCATAGCTTTTCCTTAATTTAATAAATTTGTGTTCATATCTACAGTCGTTGCATAGCGGATACTCGGTAGAGTCAAAAGGGTCACCGCATAAATTACATATAGTTACTGAGAATGTCATATAAAAGAAAAAGCCCAACCACGGAGAGAGTGCAGTCAGGCTTTTGTGGGATTACGTTATTAACGGACAGGAGTTGTCCAACAAGTAGTATTATAGCATACTTTGCTATTTCTGTTCAACAACATTATGCGTTTATTCGTCTTCCTGCCATAGTAAGCAAATTATCGTAAGCCATCTCTAAATGCCAATGATGGGCTATTTTTGGTTTAGCATCTAAGTATCTAGTATAGATAGCGTCTTGTTGATGCTTATCCAAACTGTGGATAATAGCGTCTATGGTGCGAAGATTAGACATGTCCTGGGCAGAACACATCTCCGAAAACGACTCACTGGTACTTTCTCCACCGGATGACATACCTATGCTTTTAGATGGATAACCTAACCTATGATTATCTGACTGCATCCATAAAGCCCAATCATCTAGGATGGACAATAAGCGTTGCATACTAATCATATTGACCTAACGTATAAGTTATGCTTTCTCCAAATGTTTCTCGTGTAGTATTATGCTGCAAGTTATGTTTGGCATCATCTGCGTTATGAATTGTAATGCTTTTTATCTGTGCATCTGTAAAGTTTACTGTGTGTCCAAATATAGATTGTAGTGGATGTGGTTGTGGAATGTAATAGTGCATAAGTCTATTATCAATATTTTTAAATGAGTGTACATGCCCTTCCATCTTCATAGCTACAAGCAAATTTTTAGTAGTGTGATAGTTAGCATTTACATGTTCTGCTATTGCTTTTATAGTTTTTGGCTCTGTAAGGTAAGCTAGTATTTTATCTCTGTTGCTCATGATATATCCTTCACTTTACAATGCCATTTCTTTTTATCGTCTTGATGCCATCCATGTACATGAATAGTCCATCCAGCATCACGAACTGAACCTACATTTTCATGGTCTGCTATCTTCTTTACTCTAGCCGACATATTACTTGCTGTGGTTGTTTGTACTGCTAATACTTCTTTTCCTTTTAAAGCTAGTAAATCTATAAAACCAAATAGGTCTTGTCTTATCCTTGCAAATGCGTTCCAATGTTCTACTACTGCTACTGTATATCCTTCTTCTCGTAATTTCTTTAGACTTAACTGCGTTGGGCTAGTTGCCATCAAATTGACTTTCGTTAGGTTTGGATATTCCTTCTATAAATCTTTTTTCTACTTCACCAGTAGATGCGTTGAGTTCGTATTCATAATCTACTTTTTTTTTCTTACCAAATATCTTATCAAAGTTTTCATCAAATACAGTTCTATCTGTAAACGGTCTTGGTGCTGAACCTTTACCCATTATTTAACTCCCAAATGTCCGTTAGTAAATAACCATCCTATAGTTTTTCTATGTGCTTCTTCCCATGCTACTATTCTATCATGTTTATCTAACATCTTATCATTATCTATCATGTGATGGCATTGGTGGCATAATGCTGCAATTCTAAAATCGTTAGCCTTTATACCAGTCCCCTTGCCATCCCTTAACTGATTACTATGAGCTGCACAAACTGTTCCATCTTCCATTGAACACATCATACATGGAGCTTCTCTAACAATCTCTAATAGTTTTTTGTTTCTATAGTTCATTCATGTTCCTAAAGATATGTGCAATAACATCTACAGTCCATCCGTTACCAAGCATTTTATATCTTGATGTATTAGATACTCCTTCTGTATATCCATTAGGAACGGTTTGTAAATTTTCACATTCAGTTGGTGTAAGTTTTCTACAAGTTTTAGTAGGTGGTATTTCATATAACCCTGTTTTTCCTCCTTGACCACCTCCAAGTGCAGTTAAACATA